CCGCAGCCATGCGCGCGTCCATGTCTCGGTCGGCCTGCATCGCGCGCATGACCATGCCCTGCACGATAGCTTCCAAGAAGAACTGATCGTACATGTTGTCTACGTCGGTTTGGTTCACCAAGGCCGCAGGACGGGGCACAATGTCGATGGTGATAGGGTACGCACCGGCCGGTTGCGGCACAAAGCCGATGTTACCCCCTCGGAGGTACCACATCGGACGCATGCCCTGATAGAACGGCAACGTGGACGGATACGGAGCGCCGTAAGCCGTGCCTTTAACGGGGTAGACGGTGTTCGTTTGTGCGAGCCATTGCGGTATGTTGTTCGCAGCCGTTTGGTCCCAAAACTCGATTTGCTCGCCGTTAAGCTGCGGAATCGTAGTCGGAACCAAAAGCTGTCCGCTCAAGTAAACTCGCAAAACTTTGGTCAACAAGGGCAACTGATATTCCATTTGCCCCGTGATTGTCGTAGCCGATACAGTACCTTGCGGCCAATCTAACTCGGAATTGATCGCCCAACGAGATTGATTAGCTAACGTCGCAACATCAGCATAAGTCCAACGTCCGTTTACCGGGTCGGTTTCGCTAGTGTAGACCCGAAACAGATTGTCGATTTGCGATAGTTGCATACATACCTATTTCCAGAGAATCAAGAACCCCGGAGCCACGATGCTTGTTGCGATTACGCAGGTTATGCCATTAATAACTGCGACGCCCGGAACCGCAAGCGCAGGAGTGCCGTTCGTATTCGCGGCCGGAGTTGACTGAAAGATTATAGAACCCGAGGCTGCTGTGTTGTCGTAGCAAGTAACGAGCGTCGCCTGCGTTGCGAGGGTCTGAATGCCGTAAAAAACACCAGGACCGATGCGGGCCGTGACAGCCACAGTCGAACTTACTTGCGTGTAGTTAGCCGGGAGAGCGTCCGCTAACGCAACAGACGGGAACAGACAAAGAGCTATCGAAATCAGTAGTTTTTTAAGCATTATCCTCAAACCTGGTTCGTAAGAATCAGATACCCCGGCGAAACAATCGACGTGGCAATCTGGCATGTTACGCCGTTGAGTACGCTAAAGGCGTTTGTAAGTCCTTGGCTTGCCATGCTACCCGAAGGGGTCGGCGCTGCCGTATAAATCACCTGGCCGGACGCCGCCGAAGCGTTGTCGTAGCACGTAACCGTGGTCGTTTGCGCCGCAATCGCGATGACGCCGTAAAACAACCCCGGATGGTTAAGAGCAACGACCGCCGCAGTGGTGTTGACGGGGGTGTACTTGATGAAACCCGGATCGGCTGACGCCCCGACCGGCAACAAGAGCAGACCGAAGGCGAGAACCAATCGTTTTAGCATGTTATGGTGCCGCAAAAGCCGAGATTGCGATAGTCGCGGTACCGACCATCGCAGTAGTGAGAACGCAGCGTACCGCTACGAGCGGGTTCGAGTACGACAGCGAAGTTCCGAGGGCTGTGAGCGGATTGGCGACGCCACCTGTTCCAGCTTGGGCGGACGGTGCGTCCAGCAAGAACCAGTTTGACGCCGGAATCAGAGTTGGCGTCAATCCGTTTAAGCGCGAATTGTTTTGAATCGCCCAGAGTTGGTATTGGTTCCAAGCATTCACATCGTTCGTTCCGTACACAGAAATTCCGAACGAAGTGACAGTGCCGAACACGCCGTTTACGGGAACGACAATCGGCATAAACGACCATTTTGTGTAAGCATTGGCATCGGCCATGCCTACTCCGGTGTCCGAAGTCCAAATGCCGCCGTATCCCGCTAGAGGCGCAGCAACAACAGCCGAAGCCGCTGTGAACGACCCTAGGACGATACCGCCGTGAGAGCCGACCGAGACTACGCCAGGATTTGCTCCCATATTACATATCCGAGTATTGGATCGGACGATTAGCTTCGCCCGGCAGGTAAATTTTCGTGTCGTATTCTTTTATAAGGAGTACGACTTTAATTGTACCCGCACCACCAGCAGTCGTAGTCACGCGCAGCGTAAGCAACCCACCCTTCGGCCAAATAGCATCGGGAACAGACGTTGCAAACAACTGAGGCGTGTTTGCAACAAGAGTCGCCGCTTGATCGACGTTAAAAATTGCGTTGCCTGTTACGGCAACTTGAGTCGGAGGGTATCCGGCCTCGGAGTTGTCGGGAAGCGCCGGTAGCGCAGCCGCGACTTCAGCGTTAGCTCCTAGAAGTACGTTGAACGAAGTAAAACCGGCTACAGACGTGTTGCCGCAGATTGCAACTCCGTAGACCTTAATCGCAATCGGCAACGGGTAAATCGCTGCAATACCGGCGTTCGTCATCGACGCCGTAAGCGTCACCGTGTCAAAATCGAGCGTCCCGAGGGTGTCGTAGGCTACTGCGCGGGGAAACCGGAGTTTGTCGTATGTGGTCAATGGCATGTCTGTTCTCTTCTCTGCAAAAAGACCGCCGCCTTGCGACGACGGTCTGAGTGTGTTTGGTCCGGTATTCCGCTAGCTTCCTTGCGAACCCCAGAACCCGCGCCAGTTCAAGAAGCCAAACGTGGTGCGGAAGCTGGTGCGATGGTTCATGTTGCCGGTGGCTTCGTCGGTCCAGGTGCGCTGCCGGTTTTGCCACTTGAAGCCGGTAACGAGCGAGTGGGAGTCGCCTTCGATGTCGCCCTTGCCCGCGAGGACGAACCAAGCGGTCGGGCTTGTCAAGTAGCGTGATACGAGCGGCGTAACCGACCGTTCCACGACGTTCTTGCGGTTTTCGCCCGAATAGGGGTAGTACTGCGAGCCGAGAATTTCTTCTGCGATTTTCTGCAACTGAGGCGGAATCACGAGATGCTTCGGCGTTTTGTACATCGGGTTCGTACGGTCCGAAAGCATCGTATGGAACGAGATGAACGCGGCCTGCAAGGACTCGGGAGAAAGCGCCGTGAGCGCACCCGAGTTGCTGAATGTCTGTCCAGAAACCCCGAGGGGGTGGGCTGCGGACACCAACGGCACGCCGTCCGATCCGTTGACACCGGCCGTAAACGCCAGGTTGAACAACTGCCAGAAGAGCAGGTCCTTGGTGATTTGCTCCGAGTACGCGAGCATCCCAGGAAGCCGCTTAATCAGCGAGAGAGCGTCTTCGAGTTCCGCCTCCTCGGTGATCTTGTACGCAAGCGCGAACGTCTGATACAAGAACGTGGTCGGAATGCCCTCAAACGCCTGGTCGAACGCCGGGGACTGACCCTCGGTTTTGACGGCGAGCGGCCCAAGTTCGATGATCGGCAGGGCCGTGTAGAAGGGCCGCTTCATGTCTACATCAAGAGTGTTGAAAATCTCTTGATACAGGGGCGGAACCTTTTTGATGTTTTGAACATAGACGGCCTTCAGAACTTTGCTGTTGCTCTGAAAGAAAGTCGATGTATTGATCGGACCTGCCATGATTTATCCTTTCGACCTCAATTAGAGAATCAGCGAAGCGGCCGGGAACTGAACTAAAACGCGATGACCAACGTCGCCGGGTACTCCGTTGCCGGGTCCGTCAAGTTCACCGACGATTTGAGCGATCTTATTAGACGCCGTGCCGGGATCGGCGACGCAATAGCCGCTAATCGGATCGACCGAGATTGCAACCAACTGACCGGGAAACACGCCAGTTCCGACCGCGCCCGCGAGGGTAGCGCCGCCCGCCGTGTATGTGCCTGTTGAACCGGCCGTGGTGAACGTGATGGCGTTGACTACGGTCGCGATCCAAGCGCCGACAACATACGAGATGGTCACGACCGCACCCGAGGATGTGGCTAGGTATGTTGCCGAGAAGGTCGGATTCGAGTTAAGCTGCGTTGCGATGTGAGCCGCAAGCGTCGAAACACCGCCTGCTACGTCGGAAGCAACTGCGGTGTATGTGGGGAAGGTCACGCCGCCGATGACGTTAATAAACGTCTGCCCGAGGGTGCTAGAGCCTACGGTGGCCGTCTGAGAACCAGCGACCGCACCGGCCGTCGTGGTATTGACGCCCTGCCAACCGGCCGGGTAGCCCGTTTCGCCGACGAACGAGGCCAGTGACATTTCAAACTGCTGGCCGTTGTGAGCGAGAACGACTTTCGTGCCCTTAAATTCGAGGCCGGGCTGAAGCTGCGTTCCCTGCAACGTGGTACCGAACAGGAGCGCGTTCGCGGCGAAGGCCGTGGTCGGCACCGCTCCGGGGTTGGCGTAGGTCGCGTCCGAATCCATCTCGGTCATACCGAGCAGACCGGACACACCCGCCGTTGCCGTGGGGAAGCCGGTTCCGGCAGCAGCGTTCGCCGTGGTGAGCGGCGTAATGAGGCCGGTCGCGACGGTCAAAAGAACAAACAAGCCACGTGGCATGTTGCCAACGCCAGGGAGATACGGCTCAACATCCGGCTCGTTGTTGATAGACTGCATGAAGATTACAGGCTCTTGATATGGGATATTTGCCATTTGTTACTCCGTTTCGGGGCGTTTGCGCTTTGGTGTCTGTGTTTGTTCGCTTAAACTGGACCTGTCTCTACACCTATCTCGACAGACGGCTTGGCGACTCCTTTAGAAATGTACGAAACTTTTTCTTGGAATGCTTCAGTTTCGCGTTGCATCCGCGTTTTTGACTGTTCCACCGGAAATTCGTACAGTTCTTCGTACGCTTCGGGGGGAATCTTCACAAGAACGTGTCCATACCAGCGAATGTCTTTGCCGCCCGAGGTTCCCTTGTGTGTTGCGATTGCAAAGCCGGTATGCGGGTCTAGTTCATCAATCGTGACTTTGATGTAATGACCGTCGCGCAACTTTCCTTTGGTGCCGTCGTCGTCGGCTTTCGGCCAAGCATAGTGGTAGCCCGGTTCAGGATGCGCTATCAGCTTTTCGGGTTCGTCTAAGTGACCATTCGGATTGCGAAACGATAGCTGTTTTACGCCTGCAAACCTTTTGATGGGGTACATGCGGCCGAAAGGACCCGGAGCCATTTCGACGTTTTCTCCGGTTTTACGCGAGGCGATTCGCGACTTTACTGCTTCGAGTTCAACTTCGGCCGCGAGTTCTTTATGATTGCTGCTTTCCATTTGTGTTGTACGCTACTCCACGATGCCGTTAAAGTCGGCGTCTGTTAATCCTAGTGCTTTTGCGAGTTTAGATTCGTGATCTGACAAGCCCTTAGCAGGCGTCGTCGGGCGTCTGTTCTGACTTCCCGGCGCTGTTGGTTGCACGGGTTTACCAGCGACTTTCTTCTGATTCGTGCGAACCTGCTTCATAACTTTGCCCCACGCCGCATCCTCGGCAAACGCGAGAAGTTCTTGCAGCTTTTGCGGCGTAAGCGTTGCGAGCGCACCCCGAGGTAGGGCTGCTACTTGCTGATCGAAGTGTTGAGCAGCCGCCTTCGCAAACTGCGGGTCCTGCATCAGATTGGCTCGATACTGTTGGATCGACTGCTGTGCGAGCGTTTCGCGCATGTCCGCCATGACGCCGCCGAACTGCTGCTGTGCCGCCGCCGCTGCGATGCGCTGATTCGTGCCGATAGGATCGGCGTAAAATTGCTGTTCAAGCTGCGCGCGTATAGCCTGCGCCTGTTCCGGCGACATTTGCGGCTGCTGAGGAACAGGCTGCTGATATACGACCTGGGCGGGCTTCTCCGAAAGCGCCTTGATTCGCCCGTTCAATTCATCGAACTGCGACTTCAGCGTTTCGTATTCTTTCTTGGAGACTGCGCCTTTGGGAAGTTTGACGGGTTTTGCACCGTCGTCGCCTTCTTCGGACTCTTCGCCTTCTTCTTCGTCCTCTTCCGGCTCCTCGGGCTCTTCTTCGTGCTGCTGCTCTAGCGTCTCGAAGCCGGGAATCTGACTAAGGTCAAACTCGCCTCCGTCAAACTCGTCAATTAGGGCCATGGGTTCACATACCTACTTTCGGACCTTGGTTTGGTGTCTGTGGCTTCTGTTGCTGTTGCTGGCCTCCCTGCTGCTGCTGTGGATTTTGCCCTGGCGGGGGTTGCCCCATCGCCGCCGCCTGTTGTGCCTGTTGAGCCGCCTGTTGCATTTTTTGCATCAATTCTTCTTGCGTCCCGAGAAGCGTCGGAATGTCCACACGATCATACTCTTCGAGCAACATACGCGAGACTGCGTAAATCTTCATCGGGTCCTGCATGATGAGCGGGTTCTTCATAAGCAGCGTGTACAAGAACAACATCGACTGTTGCCGACCCTGTTTGTCTACAGGTCCGCCGAGTCCAGCTATCGAGAGGTCGTAATCCTGCGCCAAGATGGCCTTCGTTATCTGAAGCCTCTCGGGTTTGCCGCCAGGATTCGCAACCTGCGTCTGCATGTCATCGGGGCCGTACTGCAACTTTAGAGCGTGGATTTGCAAGAACACACGCTTCATAGCGTCGCGAATGCGAGCGGCCATTAAATCCAAACGAACGCCCGCCGAAGCAGCCGCTTGTTGAACTTCTTTCGCGGTCTTGCGCCCCGAGTTGGTTTGTCCGGTCATAGGAGCCGACAAGCCGGTAACACCTTGCGCCGCCGTCATTAGCGCCTGTTCTTCGACCTGCGCTTCTATGGGGACTGCGGGCGTTACAAGGAAGCCGATGTCATCTTTCTTGCTGACTTGCCACATCGCATTCGGAGCCCAACGCATGTTTTCGTCCTTGATGTTTGCTCCGTCTGTTTGATACATCGGCGCACCCAAGGCACGGTCAACAACATCCAACTTTTGATTATGGATTGCGTTTGTTTCTTCTTGAAGATACCGTAGCCGTCCAGCCATAGAAAAGCCATAGAATCGGTTCAACCTCGGACTAGGGCTCAAGTCAACAAAAGGCCATTCACCATGCCAGTACGGATACGCTTTCGCGCCCATAAGCGTCTGTGTCTGGTCGTCAATCCACAAAATAGCAGGTTCAGGTTCGCCGGAACCGTCAAAACTATACGAGTCGGTGTAGACCTCCCAAATAATGAACTGGCCCTTCTTTTGCCGTATGTTACCGACTTGAGTACCGTCCATACCAGAGATGGTTATTTCGCCGCCGATTTCCAGCGTTCTAACGCCTTGTGGGTCTTGCGGAATCTGATCCTGGGCTTCGGCCTGCGATTCGAGAACTTCCTCTACGGCCTTCATCCACAAGTCGGGGTCGTCGCCGCGAGCCATCGCGCGCAGTTGCCATTCATCATACGTTCGCTTGAGCGCAATACCGGAGACTTCGCCGCGCTTGCAGCTTTTTGAATACGAAGGCAGCAGCAAGAAGTCTTTGAGTTCGATTGGTTCGAGAAACACATCATCGAAAATAGTCTCGACAACTTCCATCATCTCGGTTGTCATCTTCGGCTTCGTCGGGTCCTTTTCATCAGGAACCGGCATACCCGTCTCTTCGTCAATGATGGGTGTCGCTTTGATGACTTTACGCTTACGTGTTTCTTTTTTCCAACCAATCTTGAGTATCGACGTACCGTCGCGCAGAGAAAGGTGCATCCACTGGTAAAAAACTTCCGTCCAATGGTAGCGCGCTAGTTCTGCGTTGTAGAATCGTTCGACTTGATGATCTGTTTTGGCAGCCTCATCGGTGTTTCCGTTGACCAAGAATAGTCTTGGTGGAAATACTGTTGCGGTAAGTCTTGCTGCAAGAGTGTCGAGCTGTGTTGGAATAAGGGGGATGAAGACGTTAGCGGAGTTAGGCCACGGCCAGTTTTTTTCTCCGACAACCATTTCGTAGAGGTCATTCCAATAATCCAAGTCTATATCGAGTTGCGACCTGTCCCCGAGGGCGTTTACGATACGAGTATAGACCGCCTGTCCTAAATCGGAGCGGTCTGCTTTCTTGACTTTGATAGGGGCAACGGAGAGTTCGGCCTGCGGATCGGACTCTAAGGTGTAGTCGGCCATGCAGGCCCTCTCTTTACGGAATCCCGCCCTCGGGGAACTTTGGTTGCATACCCTTCCGCGCGGCTTTCATGGGTCCTATCGCCTTCATCTTACCTTTGTGGTGTCCGCCCATACCTTCGGGCTTGTAGGACTCCTTCGGGTCGTCTTTGTGCGGTTTGGTGTTAAGCTGGAACTTCGGGTTGCCTTTGCCGTGACCCCCCATGTCTGTTTTTTTCTGAGCGCCCTTAGATTTGAGAGGGTGCGGAGTGATTTTGTGAACAGGCTTCGGCCCCGAGGGGTGCTTGCTGCCAATCGAAGTCGGCTTTTTGGCGCTCTTCATTTCTTCGGAGCCTTGAACTGCTTCTTCATCGTGGGAAGCTGCCATTTGCTCGAACCTTTGTTGGCGTCCGCCCCCAACTTCGGATGCTTCGATTGATTCTTGACCTTGCCGACCGTAGGCGCGTCAACGACATCCTTTTCAGAACCATGCCTACCGGCCGTGATGTTACCGAGCGGGGCCTTCTTGGTCGCGCCCTTGACGATCTTATGCCCCAGGTCTTTGCTGCCGGTGTTCTTCGGCTTTGCCATCGGCTTCGTCTCTTTCATCCTAGTTGCCCTCTCTAGCGCGTTCGGCGCGCGTGTAAGCCGCGCGCTGCTCTTTGGCCCGGTCGCTTTGATCGGGGCCGCTGGTCACAGCATCCCAAGCGCCTTTTGCCATCTTGTTCATGCTCTTGTTGAAGTCTCCCTCGGACGTGCCAAGAGCCTTCGGAACTGTTTTGGTTACGAAGTCGCCGATTGCGCGATTTCCCTTCGATGATTCGGACTCGGGCTTCGGCATTTTCGATTTGATCTTGTTCAGGGTCGCCGTGTCGCCGGTTTTCTCGGCGCGCTGGCGTTGAGCGGTGTAATACGCCTTTTTGTCGCCCTTTTTCTGGGCGTCTTTCATCGCTTGAGCGTAATCAGTCTTTGCCATTACTTCTTCTTCGCTTTCTTTTTGGATTGACCGGATTCGCTCATGGCGATAGCGATGGCTTGCTTCGGATTTGAAACCTTCGGACCCGTTTTCGAGCCCGAACGAAGCTCGCCGCCTTTGAATTTGTCCATCTCTTCCTTCATCCGCGCCTTTTTGGCGGCTTTCGGCGCGGATTTGGTGAGTTTGGGCACCTGATTAGGACTTGGCTTTCTTCCCGCCGCCGCCCTGGCGCATCCGGTCGCCAATCAGCTTGGGAGAATCGCCCACTTTGGCGGATTTGCCCTGACGCATCGCGTCGGCGAGTCCTGCCGGTTGCTTGAAAAACGGGTCTGAGCCTTGACGCATGGCTTTGCCCAGAGAAAGGGGGTTCTCGGTGGCGTCGGGGCCGGGACCAATCGAACGTGAAGCCATTATCTTCTCCTCGGCGTACCGTAGCCGACATTGGCGTGTATCTTCCTCTTTTGCGACGGGTCCTGGTAATCTTCCTCTAGGTCGAAGAGGTCTTCATCGAGGAAGCTACCGTGGATTTCGTTAGGGAGAGGCGGGCGAGAAACGGCGTCTTGCTGACATAAAGCGTCGAGTAAGTCGTCGTGGTCGTTTTCGGGAAATTCGTCAAGCTGTCGGCAAAGTTCTTTGAGGCCACGCCGAATAGCAATTTGTCCTTGCTTGAATCGTGGCTGCAACCGTTCGATTTTGGCTCGCTTAGAATACTGATTTGGAGGCATATACTCGGTAATCGGAGTGTGAATGTCCTCCGCTTCCATCGCGGGTCTAAGTAAAGACTTGAAAAGTATTTGTGCCGCAACTGTTTCAATAGCGATTGCTGCCGGACGGTAGAGACGAATGAGTTGCATAGCGCGTGAAATAACTTCATCCGGTTTTCCTTTGAAAGCGTCGGCTTCCCATATATGCCACTTGCCCTCGATGCTCGTCATGTTGACGATGAAGGCTGAAAAGTCTGATCGTTTCTTGTCTGTCACGGCAGGGTCAAGCGTAAGAGTCACACGCACAGGCATACGCTGGCGCGGAACATACAACAGACGCTTAGGGGCTTCAGTATCTAGTAATTCTGACATCGAGCATACGTGCTTGGAGCCAACCGCCTCCGGTTGCTTCAATAAATTTCGAGCGTAGGCTGTCCTCGGTCGATAACATAGCTTCCGTCGAAGAACTGTATGTACTTTTCGGGGAAGTATTTTGAGGAGTCTTCGATTGGTTGGTTGAGATACCAGACGGCAAACATTTTGTCGTCGCATTCGAGTCGCATTTGGGCGAGAAACTCGTGCGTGAGTTGCGTCGGGAAATAGAGAGTACCGTCTTTGTTGAAGCAGGAGCGATGGAGTACACGAAAAGGTTCGGGCTTTTGAGCCTTAAACGCCTCTCGATTTTTCTGAATAATCCGTCCGTATGCGTCGGAGTGGTGCCAACGTGTGCCATTGAGGAGAAGTACGCCGCCTGGATTAAGGATAGGATAAAGGGACTGTATATGACGCCATACCTTAACCCTCCCCGCCTCCGTTGCAGAATTTTTCTCTTCGTGTAAGTCGTCTGCGATGATGAGGTCATAGTGACCACCGTTCTTTGATTTATCCACCCCGGAAGTGTCAATGGAGGGCTCTTTAAGAGCCTGTGTACGACGACCGATGGTGATTGCATCTTCTGCCCACTTTGTAGAGTTTTCTTTCCAATCGCCGAAGAGTTTGATGAAGGCTTCGTTGTATTCAAGATGCTGTTTAATCTCCGAAAGTATTTGGCACGAGTAGTCCCATGTATGGGTGTCTATAAGTATACGAGCGTTTGGATTCGCTTCGAGAACTTTAAGAGAAAGCGCAACCGTGCCAACAGTTGTCTTGAAGCACCCTCGGGGAACGAGCAGCATCCCTTTTGTTTGTATTAAAGACGCTGTTGGGTACAGAACGCTTTGAACGATGTCATCTAAGTATTCACACATCTCTGTGTGCGGCTGCGGTTCCATCTTATCGTAATGCAGTACGTCTTTAGCAAACGGGTACAACTTAGCCCAAGCGTGTGTTTTGCCTGTGTGTGTTCCCGGCGATAGGGTGGACTTGGCAGACGCACGAGGCATTCTACGTCTTCTTCTTCTTAGTCTTACTCACTTTTATTTTTCGTTCGGAGAATTTATTCCCGAGTGCGAGTTTGTCCACTCTTCGGACCAAAGAACGAGGGATGATCCAACAATCAGCAGCGTCGCCATTATGTATGTTGTCGCGGTCATCACATGGTGATAAGACAATACGATCAGCAACATCGAGAACAACAAAACCGACTGTCTTGCGAATAAGTATAGGAAGTTCCGGCGCATCTTCTTCTTTCATGGAATCGCGGGTCGCGTAAGCATCTTCCCAATGAACAACAACAGGCGTCCACAAACGAATGGGACGCCGTTGCACGAGATACTTACGAGTGCCCTTAAAAGGCGGCGGCATTACTTTTTGTTGAACAAGGCAACTTCGTCGTTGCGTCTGTTCACAAGCCCCGGAATGACGTTACCTGCGCCGTCGTGATCCCACGTTTTGAGAACAGACATAGCGCCCTCGAAGTCGCCTTCGTGTAAGTGAGCCCACACACCCGAGGAGGGGCCTGCTCCTGTGTTAAACTCGAACGAGACTAGAGCGGCGAGTTGGTTCTGGTTCAGAACAACGCCGTCGATGTATTCGAGGACGGCCCTCTCGAACTGCTGCATGTCTTGGATAAGCAACGTACGGGCAGCTTGCTCGTCTTTGAGTGCGGCTCCTGGGTGGCTTCCGGCGTGGCCGTATCCGATGGTCCAAACCTCGCCGATGGCATCCCAGTATGCCGAGAGGCTCAAACCTTCGTGTGAGGCGATGAAATCGGCCGCTATATCGAACGCGGCGCGCTCACTCATGGCTTCACCACTGGGGCCGGAGCAGAGGACGGCTTCGGAGCGGGGCTAAGCAAAGCACCAGCGACGCCCACGAGGGTCACAACGGCCCCGATGGTGGCTTGCTGTTGGGGCGGGAGCAGGACGTTTATCTGCTGGCTGTGGTTAAGATACCAACCAAGCGCGGCACCTGCGCCGGAAACAATGCTGGCCGTATGAATTTGCCAACCGAAAATTTTGAAATTGAACATGTTATATCTCGCCTTCTGCTTCGAGGTCGATGACCGCCTCGATGTCGTCTTTGTGAACGAAGTGGTACGTCCTGCCGTCGATCAAAGCCGGTTCACCCGCATACCGCGCGAACAGAACGAAGTCGCCGGGCCGAACGCCTGAGTCGGGCTTTGCTAGAATCACGTCGGCATAAATCGCCGGGAGACTGTCCTCGTGTTGAGTCCACAGACCCGAGGGGGTTAGTCCTTCGGGCTTCCATTCTTTTACGAGAACGAGGTCGTCACGATGCAGTCGTATCTGTTTTAACGTCGTTAGTGCTGCTGCCATTAGTGTTAGCTTTCTGTTTCACTTTCTCTCTGTACTTGGTGTAAGCGGCTTTGCGTTTCGCGTGCCTCTCGGGGTCTGTGTATAGGTTCGCGTAGTATTCACGGTCCACTTTCCTGCGGCATTCTTTGCAATAGCAATCATGCAGAGTCTTTTTGGATTTGTTCCTAAAGAACATACACGCGGAAAGTTTTTCGTGGCATCTCGAACATACTAAAAACTCCTCTGCCTTCTTGTTTGCCATGCTTAGTCTTCTTCGCCTATTCTCGGCGGCCGATATTGCCGAGCGGTGGCTGTTGGTAGAACTGTATCAGCACTTTGCTTTGGCTTCCCACCACGGGGATTCCGATAGGTGAGGGTGGTAAGGAGTGGATTTGCACGGTAATCAGCAAGTCCCCGAGCGAGTAGCTCTGAAAGAACGACCTGGGCAGCCGCGCCAGTAGCAGTCGCAATAGCTTTGATTTCATCGAACATCTCTTTCGTCACCGCGACTTTACGTATCTTGACGTAGCGCGCGGCTACGAAAGGGGTTGGCTGTTGCTTATGTGGCTCCTCCCTGAACCCGAGGGTGGGGATCGGGTCGGGGGTTGGATTGGGATTCCTGCCCGGTGGACGACCGCGCCGCTTGGGACTCGGGAGGGGTTGGTTGGGGGTGGCACAGGCAGGGTCTTCGGACTGGGACTGCGGCGGGGGCGGCTGTCGGGGTATGCGTCTGTGTCGGCCGCGTCTGTTCTGTTGGGGCGGCGGGAGCGTCCACAGTTCCGGGTCGCTCATGTCGATTTTTTTCATGTTTTATTCTTGTTTTATTCTTGATTCGACCACAGACAAAACACAACGCTCGCCAACCGACTATTTCGTTTTCTGGTATAGAACGCACGACGACTTTGTAATCTTTGTGAAAACCAAACCAGCATTTAGGATATTCCCACCAGTCGGGTTGATAAGGCATGAACATGTCTGTTATTAACAATCCTCTTCGCTGAGTCCGGTCGATTCGCGCAGTTCGGCCCATTCGTCCGCCAAAGAGTTTGGCTTCGGAACTGTCTTCTTTGGAACGGGAATGACTGCGAAGTATTGAGTTAATACGGCTCGTATGAACGCGCTTTCACTTTCGTTGCGCGCCTGCGCGGCGTGTTCGATCTTGAGCGCAAGTTCTAACGGAAGTTCGAGTGACTTCCTAACCTTTAATATGGGCACGATACTTCCTTTTGGCATCGGTATTGGTTTCGGGCCAGTACGGCACGGGCTGCAGTTTTTTGATTGACTCAAGGGCGTGGGTTGTTTTCACATACGCCGTTACATGGGGGTCCGGGGCGTTTAGGTTGTGTTGGGTGATTTTTGCCCTGAGCACTTTTTGGATATTTACGAGTTCGTCTTCGTTGAAGTTTACGTTCCTGGAACGAACAGACGGGCCGACGCTTACGACCCGCCCGGCTTTGCCCGGTCTATTGTCCGCCATTAGTTTTTGGTTTGTTGTTCTTGACGCTGGCGTACGACCGTAGGGCATTTGGGATTTTGGCACTCGGGAAGACCGGGGCAATCTTCTTTGATAAGCCAATAGCCCTTGCCATCCGCGTCGGGTTGAACGAGTTCGGGATGTTGGCGGGCGTACTCGTCAATGGCGGCATGTTCGGCGGCTTCTTTTGCCTGCGCCGCTGCTATTTCAAAGTTGAGGGTCTTAACCGTCTCGTCTAAAGCGTTGATTTTTTCGTATACGTAGGCGACGG